AATTCTACAGACATACTTGTATTTAATAAAATAGTAAGAATGGATGATGCAGATAAAGCAACAAATACTATGGATATGCCGTTTAGGTTTTTTCCTTGCTTTGCAGCAGGATTGGCCTACTACATATCATTAAAAAGAGCACCAGAGAGAACTGCACAACTCAAAGCAATATACGAAGAAGAATTTAGAAGAGCTGCTGATCAAGATGAAGATAGAGCATCTTTTAACATAAGACCCAGTATTAGGATGATGTGATGGCTTATGCTACTGGTAAATTTGCTAAAGGTTTATGCGATAGATGCGGTTTTGAATACAAATTACTAGAATTAAAAGAAGAATGGAACGGTTTAAAAGTTTGTTCGAATTGTTACGAACCAAAACATCCACAACTAGAACCATTAAGAGCTAAAGCTGATCCAGAGTCACTCTACAAACCTAGACCAAATAATGATGTTGATGCTGGAGAAGGTTTTGTTGTCGTTACTTATAAAGATATTTTTAAACCAGACTTTATGAGTCCTTCAACATTACCTACAAATTTTAATGTAGATAAATTAACAGGTATACTCGGTTCTACAACAATTTTTACTACGCAAGTAGCACCATCTCCCTCACCAACACCTACTGCTGAGCCAACAGGAGTTAGTGCAACAGCAAGCTTAGGATCAGTCACTGTATCAGTAGCTGCCACTACACTTTATGCAGTAACAGTGGCAGAATATTCAGGTGCTAATTATTTTTATATTGATGGGGTTAGAGCTCCTACGCTAAACTTAACAGAAGGTAGAACTTATCAATTCGGTCAATCTGATAGTAGTAATGCTACACATCCTTTAAGAATATCTACAACATCTAATGGTACGCACGCTGGTGGATCAGAATATACAACTGGAGTAACAACTTATGGCACTCCAGGCAGTGGTGGAGCTTACACTGAAATAACAGTTGCCTCAGGTGCTCCAACACTTTATTATTACTGTAGTAATCACTCAGGTATGGGTGGACAATTAAATACTTAACATGACATTATCAGAATTAAAAACTTTAATACAAAATTACGTAGAAAATTCAGAAACTACGTTTGTTAATACGCTAGATGATTTTATTAAAAACGCTGAAGATAGGATTTTTGAACTTATACAACTAAATTACTTTCGTAAAAATGTCACTGGATCACTAACAGCAGGTAATACTTATTTGACAACACCTTCAGATTATCAAACAAGTTTTTCTTTAGCAGTTATAGATGCTAATGGAGATTATCACTATTTAGATAAAAAACACCCAACATTTATGCGTGAATATTCAGTAGATCCAACAGACACGTCAGAAAATGGTAGGCCATTATACTATGCTGATTTTGATGCAGAGCTTTCTACAGCCACTGATAATGGATCTACTCTTATTGTAAGCCCAGTACCAGATCAAAATTATGACGTAGAATTACACTATCTTTACAAACCAACTTCATTAGTTTCAGACACTACAGGTACATGGCTTTCACAAAATGCTAGAAATGCCTTATTATATGGAAGTCTTGTTGAAGCATACATATTTATGAAAGGTGAAAACGATTTGACACAGCAATACGAGCAACGCTTTGCAAATGAAATATCTAGGTTGAAAAACCTTGCTGAAGCTCGCGGAAGGAGAGATGAATACCGTTATGATTCTTTGAGGACAACGGTATCATAAAAAAATATGGAAAAAATAAAAAATCTGAAAGGTAAATCAGTTGCTATAGTTGGCATGGGTAAAAGCTGGTTTGATTATAATATGGCTAAATCACACGGAGTTCATTTTGATGAAGTGTGGGTTATAAATGCTGTAGGAACAGTGGTTTACCACGATAGAGTATTTATGATGGATCCTGCGTCCAGATTTTTAGACACAGATGATGCAGGCGGTCAAACTAAAAGTATGGCTGATATGTTACAAAAACATAAAGGTCCAATATATACATGTGAATTAGATGATCGTTGCCCAGGTCTTGTTGAATACCCATTAGAAGAAGTCGTACAGTTTGCAAATTGCCATTATTTAAATAATACGGTTGCATACGCAATAGCTTTTGCTTATTGGAACGAGGTAGCTAATTTAAAAATGTTTGGTATAGATTTTTCTTATAAAGGAAATTTACACTTTGCTGAAGCGGGTAGAGGATGTGTAGAATTTTGGTTAGCTAAGTGTATAGAATCAGGTATGCAGGTAGAAGTTGCACATAGCTCAAGTTTGCTAGATACAGACGTGCCAGCAGAGCAAAAACTATATGGATACCATAGGTTAAAAAATCCTTACATTATTTTAGTTGGCGAAGACGGTATAAAATTAGAAAGAATTGATACCTTAGATATTGTCAAAAAGAAACAAGAGCCTGTATTAGTAGATAGGACTGACGCACATCTTAAAAGTGAAAACATAAAAAGTATTGGCAAAGATGATATTTTAAGACCAGCAGAACCAAAAAAATGGTAGATAAAATAACACCAGCAGGTATGCCAGGACTAGGCGTTATAGAGGCTAAAACAAGCAATCATGGCGGTCATCCGCCTGAGTTTTGGGCAGAAAGATTAACTGAAAAAATAGTTAGCACTAGCGATAGTGAAGATCCATACATCAAAGAGCAAGCTAGAGCCTATAAAGAACTAATTTATAAGGTTTGTTTGATTTATATAAAAAATGCGTTAAAATCCTATAAAGCTACTTTGATACAAGACTTTGTGAAACAAGGAGATACAGAGTTAGCAAATATAATTAAAAGGATTTGATATGGCTATTACATCAACATTAACCACTAGCTTTAAAAAAGAACTTCTTGAAGCTGTGCACAACTTTAAAAACTCAGGTGGAGATACTTTTAAACTAGCTTTATATACAAGCTCAGCTACATTAGGAGCCACTACAACGGCATTTACAACAACAAATGAAGTAAGTGGTACTAATTATTCATCTGGTGGAAACAGTTTAACTAGAGTAGATCCTACATCTAGTGGTACTACAGGGTTCACTGATTTTGCTGATTTAACTTTTGGAACAGCAACTGTTACAGCTAGAGGTTGTATGATTTACAACTCATCTGATAGTAATAAGTCTGTAGCTACAATTGACTTTGGTGGCGATAAAACTTCGACCGCAGGTGATTTTACAGTAGTTTTTCCAGCAGCAGCAGCCAGTACAGCTATAATCAGAATAGCTTAATCTAGCCTAAGATGGCTAATATTACTGGTTGGGGTCGAGGTACTTGGAATGAAGGTGCCTGGGGCGAACCTATACCAGTCACACTTACAGCACCTAGTGCAGCTACTGCAACAGTTAGTGCTGTTGCTATTGACGCTGCTGGTAGATTCGGAATTATTGGTGTATCTGCTACAACAGGAGCACCAACAGCAGGTGTCAATGCTCAAGCCATAGTCGTAGTCGCAGGTGCAGTAGCCACTCTTGGTAGTGTAACTGTAGATGTAGATGGAGAGGCTAATGTAGTAATATCTGGACTTGCTGGCACATCTGCCCTAGGATCTATTACCGTACATCATAATGCTAGAGTTAGTGTAGATGGTCTTTCTGTCACCTCTAGTCTTGGTACAATTACTACTACAGCTGATGCAAACACGTCTGTAACAGGCCTAGAAGCAACTGGATTTCTTAATGATGTTTTAGTTTGGTCTAAAATAGATGATTCACAAACACCAAATTGGGTAGAGGTGGCTTAACTTTTATGAAAAAACAATTTATAATAAATTTGATCGGAGAAAAACATGGCAACATACGTTAATGATCTTAGGTTAAAAGAAATAGCAACAGGTGACGAATCTGGTACCTGGGGAACATCTACAAATACTAACCTAGAGCTTATTGCAGAAGCATTTAGCTTTGGTACAGAGGCGATAACAACCAACGCTGATACTCACACCACAACTATTGCAGACGGATCAACTGATCCTGGGAGATCTATTTATCTAAAATACACAGGCACGCTTGACTCAGCTTGCACTATTACTATTGGACCAAATACCGTATCTAAGCTTTGGTTTATAGAAAATGGTACAAGTGGTTCACAAAACATAATTATTTCACAAGGTAGTGGTGCTAATATAACCATACCTGCTGGAGATACTAAAGCAGTTTATTCAGACGGTGCAGGTTCTGGAGCAGCAGTAGTAGATGCTTTTGCTAGTCTAAATGTAGTAGATTTAAAGGTAGAAGATGATTTAACAGTAACAGATGATGTGTCTATAGGTGGAGATGCAACAGTTACAGGTGCTATTGCATCAACAGGAAACATAACAGAAAATTCAAGCCGAGTAGCAACTAATGGTAGGGCTATAGCTTTTGGTTTAATATTCGGATAATATAGGAGATAATTATGGCAACACCAAATTTAGTAAACGTAACCAGTGTAACCCCATTTACAATCAATGGAGCTGTTACAACCTCTGCTGTAGACGTTATAGATGTAGCATCTGATAAGTGTCATAAAATTAACACTATTGTAATAGCAAACATAGATGGTTCTAGTGCTGCGGATATAACTATACAAATATCAACAGATAATGGATCTAACTATTATGCTATTGCATCTACAGTTTCAGTGCCCGCAGATTCAACGTTGGTGGTCATAGATAAAAACTCTCAATTATACCTAGATGAAACAGATTTGTTGCGAGTACAAGCTAGTGCAAATAGTGATTTAACATACACAATATCTGGTGAAATTTTAGATGATGCGTAAGGAGTTAAGATATGGCTCACTTTGCAGAACTTGACAGCAATAATAAAGTAATAAGAGTTTTAGTAATATCCAACGAAGAGGTAAATGCTAACGGCGGTGATCTTCACGCAGACGCAGAAACATTTGTAGCATCTATTGTCCCACACTTAAAAAACGGTGTTGCTTGGAAGCAAACTTCTTATAATCATAATTTTAGAAAACAATTTGCAGGTATAGATTTTACTTATGATAGTTCTAAAGACAAATTTTTACAGCCTCAACCTTTTCCGTCTTGGTCTTTAGACTCAAATGATGATTGGAAAGCCCCAGTAACTTATCCTAATACAGTTGATATAGGCGGTCTTAGAGCTAACGCAACATGGGATGAAACTAACCAAAGATGGATAGGTAAAACATTTAATGACAGCACTGACCCTGTAACAGAAACTGATTACGTTTGGGACGCTACTAATTTACAATGGAACGAGGTTTAATAATATGTCTATTACAAAAAATGAAAGAACACCATTAGTGGGAGCAACACAAACATCAACTTTTGGAGCAGTTGTAACATCTTTTAATTCTAGTGGTAACTTTGTAGCTCCACCTGCAACAACTTCTGTAACTTATCTAGTGTTAGCTGGTGGTGGTGCAGGCGGTTTCTTTGGTGGGGGTGGAGGAGCTGGTGGCTACAGATCATCTACACCAGGCGAAGCATCTGGCGGTGGAGCTTCGGCAGAACCAGCTTTATCAATTACCGCAGGCTCAACAATACCTGTTACAGTTGGAGCAGGAGGGGCAGCTGTTGGTGCACATAACACATGGAATAAAGGATCAGATTCTAGTTTTGGGCCTATAACCTCTGAAGGCGGTGGGTCAGGTGGCAATAGATTTGCTTATATTGGACCAGCAGCAGGAAACCCCGCAGGTGGTAGTCAACTTGGACAAGACGGAGGTTCAGGTGGAGGTTCTGGTATTTGGTATGGCGTTGGTAATAAACCTGACGGAAGCGCTGCAGGTGCAGGAACAGCTAATCAAGGTTATCCAGGTGGAGGTGCTAGAAACCCATCATCAAACTATGGTTGTGCTGTAGGTGGTGGTGGAGCAGGTGAAGCTGGTCAAAAAGGTAATCCTGATAATGTTATTGGAGGCAGAGGTGGACAAGGCGTAACATCTTCTATTACAGGCTCTCCAGTAGCTAGAGCAGACGGTGGGGGCGGAGCAGCAGGCGATAGTGGTCTTTCATCTCCTAATGACAAAGGGGGTGCTCCTGGCCCTGGAGGAACTGGTGGAACAGGATATGGCAGTGGCTCTGATGCAGCTTTAGCATCAACAGCTGGTGCTGCTAATAAAGGTGGTGGTGGGGGCGGTGGTGCTTATGGCCCTCAACCTGGTACTTCATGGGTAGGTGCGGCTGGTGGTTCAGGATTTGTTGCTGTTAATGATCCAAAAGGTAGTTTAGTTGCATCAAGTGTTTGGAATATAAGAGAGGTCACTAAAATAAAAAAAGCAGGTGGCAACTGGTATTAAGTAACACCACTAATGGAGTTATATTTTTGTATTAGCTTACAACGTGCAGGTAATACTTTATTAGGCAGTATTCTAAATCAAAATCCTGATATAACCTTTACAGCTAATAGTCCTCTTACAGAAATTATTTACCAGCTTGATTGTATAAAAAATCAAAAAAATTTAAAATTATCTCAACACCAAAATTTTCCTCATCACCACTCTTTAGATAATGTAATTAAAAAAACTTTTTACACTTACTCTGAAACATTTGGTACAAAATATGTTATCAACAGATCAAATTGGGGATCAGAAGGGAACTTAGAATTACTTGAAGAATACTTTGATAAAAAAATAAAGTTTTTAATTATATATAGAAATCCACTAGAGTGTTTGGCATCCTTATTAAAAGCTTATAAAATTGATAAAGGAGATAGTGATAAAGCAGCAGATCATTACATGAATATAGAAACAGGTGTTTTAGGTAATGTGATACATCAAATGCCTTTTATACAAAAAAATTATGAGCATTTATTGATAAGTTATGATGAGATAGTCAGTAATCCACAACAAGTTATAAACTCTATTTATAAGTTCTTTAAAATTCCAAAATACACACACAGTTTTACAAATTTAAAACAATTTGAAATACAAGGCGTACAATATAATGATTTTATTTTTGGTGATGTGGATTTACACACAATAAGAACAGACAAAATAGAAAAGAAATCCTATCCAATAGAAGATTTTTTATTACCCTCTGTTATAGAAAAGTATAAAAACATAGGAAAACAATATGAATCTTAAATGGTACTATTGGTATTTTAAATCTGCCATACCAGAAAAAATATGTGACGACATAGTGCGTTACGGCCAAGAACAAAATAAACATATAGCTATTACAGGAAACAATAATCAAAAAGAACTTACAGAATTACAACTAAAAAACATACAAAAAAAACGCAAATCAGACATTGTATGGATGAGTGATAGGTGGATATATAATGAAATACAACCCTATATTCATCAAGCTAATGCTAGTGCAAATTGGAATTTTGAATGGGATTGGTCAGAACCTTGTCAATTTACTGAATACAAAAAAGGACAATTTTATGATTGGCATTGTGACTCATACGAAGAGCCTTATGATGATCCTAAAAACCCTAACAGGCACGGTAAATTAAGAAAATTAAGCATGACGGTATCACTTACTAACCCTGAAGAATACGAAGGTGGAGATTTGGAGTTTGATTTTAGAAATACAGATGAAGGATCACAACCAAGAATATGTGAAGAAATAAGACAAAAAGGTAGTGTGATTGTTTTTCCCTCTTTTGTTTGGCATAGGGTAAAACCAGTAACAAGAGGAATAAGACATTCTTTAGTATGTTGGAATATAGGATACCCATTTAAATGATTACTGAATTAAAAAATCCTTTGACTGAGGATTATAAAAATCTAAAAAAATTAGTATTAACTCCTTATTTTCCTTGGTTTTATCACGAGAAAACAACACAGCCAGAAAACGAAGATATGAGTTTTTTTAGTCATGGTCTATTGGGTAGACCAGTGCATGAAATAGAAGGTAGAAAATATCCAGCCATACCTGAAAGCAACTCTGATTATTTTCTAAATTGTTATTTTATTTTAAAAGAAATATTAGATTGTAATAATATCAGTTTTGAAGTTATGTATCGAATGAATATTAATTTAACATTACATAGTAAAATAAAAGAAAGTGTGCCACATATAGACTCGAACTTACCACATAAGGTTGTTATTGTTTACTTAAATTCTTTTACACAAGGCAGAACTATAGTTTTAAGTGAAGATCAACAAAAATTTTATTCAAACCCAAAAGAAGATAATGTAATTATGTTTGACGGTAAGCATACACATTATCAAGAATGTCCTGGCAAACATGAAAAAAGAATAGTTATGGTTGCAAACTTTCAATAGGAGTTACTAATGAGTTTTAAAAAAAATGGATACCAACTAATAAAAGGTGCTATATCAAAAGAATTAGCAGATTTTTGCTATCAATACTTTTTGAATAAACGAGCAGTAGCAAAATATTTGTTTGATGAAAAATATATATCACCGTTTACTGAATACTTTGGAGTTTGGAATGACTCGCAAGTACCAGAAACATATTCACACTATGCTGATATAGTTATGGAAACTTTATTACAACAAGTAAAACCGATCATGGAAAAGAAATCAGAAACCAAACTTATTGAAACTTATTCTTATGCAAGAATATATAAAAAAGGTGATGAGTTAAAAAGACACAAAGATAGATATTCTTGTGAAATATCCACGACCATGAATTTAGGTGGCGATGATTGGCCTATATTCTTAGAACCTGATATTAAAGTAAATTTAAAACCAGGAGATATGCTTATGTACCGTGGTTGCGAATTAGAGCATTGGCGTGAACCGTTTACAGGTGAAAATTGCGGACAAGTTTTTTTACACTACAACGATGCAAGTGGCAAAGATGCTCAAAAAAATAAGTTTGATGGTAGATCTATTATTGGATTACCGTCTTACTTTAAAACATGAACTTTATAGGACAATATCAAATAAGTGAAGAAGCTGTTGATGAGCTTTTAGATTATTGGCATAAAAATAAATCTAAAGCAGAATTAGGTCTTGTTGGTAATGGTAAGTTAGATGAAGGTATAAAAAAATCATTAGAAATTATGATAGCACCTGAAGAGCTTACAAAATTTTTGTATAAAGATGAGTTATTAAACTGTGTAAAACAATATACCTCAGAATATAAATTTGCTAACGAAGTAGCATTTTACGGTATAAATCATGGCACTAAAATACAATATTATGACAAAGGCTGGGGTTTTTATAAATGGCATATTGAGAATGACGGTGATCCTAATGTTATAAATAGACACTTAGTTTTTAACACGTATTTAAATAATGTTAAAAATGGAGGTACAAAATTTTTATATCAAGATTGTATTACTAAGGCTACAAAAGGCTCAACAATAATTTTTCCTGCGGGTTGGACACACGCTCATAGGGGACAAATATCTCAAAACCAAGAAAAATATATAATTACAGGATGGTTCAATTTTATTCAGTAAGATTGCGATAAGGAGTTTTTGCACTATAATAATATTTAACTTTGAATACAAATCTAATAAAGGAGAATTAAATGAGTTTTTTTAAAAGATTGTGGGGTAATTTAACTAATACAGAAGAAGTTAAAGTTAGAACACGTAACAAAAAAGGCCATTATGTAGCTGATGACAAATCAACACCTGATGTAAACGAAGCTTGGACTACAAAAAGAGTTAAGAAAACATCTAAAAAGTAATGGCAAAATCACCTGATGCGTTTGTCTATAACGCTACTTTAGAACGTATTGTTGATGGAGATACATTTGACTGTTGTCTTGATCTTGGCTTTGACGTAAAGCTGCATAAACAACGTGTTAGGCTAGCAGGCATTGACACACCAGAAAGCCGCACAAGAGATCTAGCAGAAAAAAAACTTGGTCTTGCAGCTAAATCAAGATTACAAGAGCTTTGTATTGGTGATATAAAAGTTAAGTCATTAGGTAAAGGCAAGTATGGTCGTATTCTTGGTATACCATATACTGAAGATGGGAGAGATATATGCCAAGTATTAATAAAAGAAGGTCATGCGGTTGAGTACAACGGAGGCAAAAAAACAAAAGTTTGGGGTGATTACTAATGGAGTCAGTAGTCACACTTATACAAGAGGTTGGGTTTCCTATAGCAGCTGCTCTTGGTCTAGGGTGGTTTATTTATAAATTAATTATGCGTATTGTTGACGGTATGGAAACTAAATTAGATACCGTTGATGAAAAAGTAGAAGGTCAAATTGCAGCTATTGAAGAACGATTAGGCACCAAACTTGACTCGCAACATGGTATTTTAGTAGCATTAATAGATAGAATACGCAGTTTAGATAACGAAATAATCAGACAAGATACTCTAATAAAAACAATATTAGGTGTGCCACAGTTAATAGATAGCAATAAAATAGCTAAAGCAGATAGAGATGACCAAAGAAAAGATTGATAAAGAAGAATTAGAAAGATATAGACTTACCCTAACTATAATTTTTATAGGTTTTGTATTATTTTTGGGAATTATTGTTGTAAATTTAAAAGCAGATACAATCACTCATAAATTTAAAAACCCATCCTTTAGTGGTATTAATACCTCTTCTCATTATTTAACTATTGAAAACCAAGAGTTTAATAGAAAAATGAGTATTAAAGAAGAAATAAAAGCTATTCAAGAACAGCTAGAAAGAGATAAAGAAAATACAACATTAGCAAGGTTTATAAGAAATTTAGAATCAAGAATATATGCACAACTATCAAGACAGCTTGTAGAAAATTTATTTGGGGAAACACCAAGCACAGAAGGAACTTTAACACTTGAGGGAAACACTATTCAATATAGTATTGAAGATGGCGTTATCACTCTAATTATTACGGATGAAAACGGTAATGTTACAGAAATACAGCTTCCTATTGGTGATTTTTCTTTCTAGTTGTAGTATTAATCCTATTGACGAAAATTTAAGACAAGGTAAATCTTTACCAAATATTTTACAAATACAATCAAAAGATCTTTTAGAAGTAGCTGAGCCAAAAATACCAATCGTTGTAGCGGTTTATCCAAATAGCTTTACAGATCAAACAGGTCAACGAAAGAGCAATAGTGAATTTGCTTTGTTTTCTACAGCATTAACACAAGCACCTGGCCATTTATTAATTAGAAGTTTAAAACACACAGCAAACGGTAAATTTTTTAGAGTAGCTGAAAGAGTTGGACTTGATAATCTTACAAAAGAAAGACAACTTATACGTTCTGCAAGAGAACAAAACGAAAGCACAGACGGTCCAAAACCTATCATGCCGTTGTTATTTGCTGGTGTACTTATGGAGGGAGCAGTATTAGGTTATGACTCTAATATTAAAAGTGGCGGTATAGGTGCTAGATATTTAGGTATTAGTAGTAGTAAACAATATAGAATTGACAATATAACCGTAGCTCTAAGAATGGTATCTATAGCTACTGGTGAGGTTTTAATAGATGTTTTAGTAAGTAAACAAGTTTTTAGCTATGGTCAATCACAAGATGTTTTTAAGTTTATTGAAGCTGGTACGGAGCTAGTAGAAATAGAAATGGGTGATGCAGAAAATGAACCTACTACATTAGCATTACAAAGAGCTATAGAGGAGGCAGTTTTGCAAATAGTAAAAATAGGTTATGATAAAGGTTTCTGGGAGAAAAAGAATGAATCAATTAAAATTGATAAGCCTGATTGTGACGCTGACTGCGTTGACAACATACGCGGCTGATAATGAAATATATGTAGATCAAAGTGGTGCTACTGCTAATATAGATCTTGAACAACTAGGTTCAGGTAACATTATTGGTGGTCTTAATTCTGTTGCAGGTACACTAACAGCATTAGATTTAGACGGTATTACAATGACTCTAGATATAAACCAGATAGGTGATTCCAACAAATTTCTAGGTGATATATTGGGTGATACCATTACAGGATTCTTTGAATTTGATGGAGATAGTAATACGTTTACTATACAAGGCGACCCAACAAATACTTATGGTATTGATAGTTCAAACTATAATGTTGATGTTACTGGTAGTACAAATACCTTTACTTTAGACCACGGGACAAGTGCCTTAGCAGCAACTCTTGATTTAGATTGGATAATACAGGGTGACGGCAACACTTTTGATTTTGATATAAATTATGATGGTGGAACAAGTTATGTAGACGTAGACGGTGATAGTAATACATTAAACTTTACTGGATCTGGTTATGCAGGTGGTTACTTTTACTTAGATCAAACTGGTAATAGCAGAACATTTAACATAACACAATCAAGCACATTAGATAATGACTGGCTTAAAATTATTTCTATCGGTAATAGTGGTACTGTTTGCGTCATTCAAAACGACCAAGGTACAAGCACAAGCTGTTGATATTGGAGACATATCTGAATTAAACGGCACAGCACAAATTGTCCGAGATAAGCCGTATGAAGCAGACTTAAAGTTTGCTATACAAAGTAATGATGAGGCCATTACCAAAAATGGCAGAATGGCTATTACTTTTCTTGATAAATCTATTGTAAAACTTACAGAGCATAGTCAACTTCTAATTGACGAATACATCTACGACCCAGATCCTACTAAAGCAAAGATGGCACTTACCTTTGGTCTTGGTACAGCTAGGTTTATTACAGGCAACCTTAACCGTATAGACAAACAGAATATACAACTAAAAACACCAACAGCTAACATAGCAATACGTGGGACTGATTTTACGGCTACAGTTGATGAACTAGGGCGTAGCCTTATTATTTTGCTACCAGACGCTCTGGGGCTCTCTAGTGGCGAAATAGAGGTAGTTACAGCCACAGGCAGTGTTTTGCTAAACAAACCCTATCAAGCCACTACCGTTGATGTCTTTGAAAATTCACCTACAAAACCTGTTATTTTAGATCTTACCTTAGATATTATTGACAATATGTTAATTGTGACACCACCCAAAGAAGATCAATTAGCACAAGAAGAAACAACATCTACAAAAACAGTCAATTTATTAGATTTTAATGATCTTGATATAGATTATTTAGCTGAAGATTTATTAGAAGAAAATAATTTAGAATTTACAGAGCTAGACATTAATTATTTAGATGTAAATTTTTTAGAGGATTTACTTAACGTATTAGATGAATTAGCTGTTGAGAAAGATGAAGATCAACTTGCTTTGGCTACAGGAGTAAATATTACAGGTACGCTTATAGGTCAAGACACTGACACTCAGATAACAACAATAGTAACAGGACAAACAATTAGTTTACGAAGAAACGTTAGCGAGTCAGTACAGGTTGATTTAAACTCTGGTAATGGATATACCGTAATCTTAATACAAGATGGTGTTTCTAATGTTGTAAAAATAAATGGTGGTGGAGATAGTGTAATAACTATCACTCAGAGTGATTAAATGAAGAAGCTATTATTACCAATACTTATAATTCTGTTACTACCTTTGATTTTCAAATCAACGCCTACAGAGATACTTAAATTAAAAATATTTGATACTTTTGTTAAAACTCCAGATCCATCTGGTAATTTTGTAATATTAAATATTACCGAAGAGGATGTAGAGAGAGAGGGAGGTTGGCCATTACCACGACAAAGATTAGCTCAAATACAAGTAGATTTAATAAACAATGGTGCTATTGGAGTAGGATGGGTTATTAGTTTTCCACAAGCAGATCGTATGGGTGGTGATGAAATATTCGCTGAAACTTTACAA